ATAAATTAGGATAGTCATCATAACGAATAGTAAACTCGTAGATATTGTCTAAAGATATTTTACCATCTTCTAAATTTCTAAAGCCTTGTTTTGCTCTAATCTTTGCCCAAACTACCTTTTGGTCTACAAATGTACCAAAGTAACCACCTGTACCATCAGAACCAGTCTGTAAAGTTTGTATTGCGATTTGATTTCTTAAAACTCCTGCCTTCATTAGATACCAAATAAAGTGTTTCTACAATATGGTTGCGCTTGTCTTTTAGCATCCGAACTTAACTCGTACGCTTGGTCGTAAATAGAGTAATTTTCCCTATTCTCGTAGTCAGTAGAGACTTGTTTTAAAATGGCTAATTTTAAGCCTTTAGGACAGACTGCAAAGCCTGCTTCGTACTCTATTGTCAAACCAACAGTAGAATAAGCCTCAAGCATCTTATATTGCAATCCACGAGCAGTATATTCCAAAGCTACATCTTCATCATTCACAACCGAATCAATAAAGGTAACTGGACCATAAGGAATCTCCTGTGGAACGTGAAAGTAAAACCAATACGCTCTTAAGGTTTTTTCCCCTAAAGATAGCCCTGTAAACTTCTCTATTCGTTCCCTTGCTGAAGTAATTAGTTCTTCTATTAGGTCATTCTCCGATTCCGAAGAAATACGCATATAGTCTTTAGCCTCTTGCAAGGTAACTGGTTCTACTGCAAGGTCTGTAACCACCTCGCACTGAAATTCACTATTTATCATTATTCTGCTTTTTCTAAACCTAATTCGTTAATCACAATATCAGAAACATAACTATTGTCAGTTCCCCAATTTGCAAATTGTTCTTCTGTTAAACTTAAATTACCTTCAGCTAATTGTTTGCCTGTTTCATCGCATAACTTATAGTAAGTTGAGCAAGTAACCGCTTGAACATCAAAAGGTAAAATTAATACATCAATCTGTGTAATAGTGCCTAAAACACCTGCATTACTCGGCTTTAATTGAATCATCTTCTTTTTTTGTTAAATTTAAAACTTCTTTTAATTGAAATAATGCTTGTGCAATCGTTGCCGATTCATCTAAATTAAAGCATCCTTTTGTGTTTGCTATATTAAGTCCTTGACTCAAGATAGAATATATTTGTTCGTTGTTCATTTTGCTAAATTAATACTTTTTTTAGGTAGTTGCTAATAAATAATAAGTTGTTCCGCCAATTACTATTTCTACTTTGTGTGTACTTGCTACCGCTACTGCTGCTGCAACTGGATTTCCTATATTTACTTGACCACTAAAGGTTGCTGTGCCTGTTGATGCTATTAATAATTTATCTTCATATAACGATAGCCTATTGTTTCCACCAACATTTGAAAATCCAATTAATGTATTTGTTGCAGCACTTGTCGCACCTGCAATATTTACATCTCTTGAACCCTCTCCTATTAATATTTGTCTATCTTGTGTTGTATCATAAATCCAAGCATTCCCAGTTGTTCTTAATGTTCCACTTACTCTCGCAGTACCATTTATATCTAACTTGTAGCCTGCGTCTGTGGTTGTGCCGATTAGGACATTACCATTCGATTTGATACGCATTAATTCACTATCTGCAGAATTAGCCCACATAAACTCTGCAATTGTTGGTGATGCTTGTTTTGCTCTAAATATCATACCCCATCCTGCATCAGAATAAATAGAACCAGTAGCGTAATTACCACCACTCCCAATAGTTAAACTACCACCTGTTGTTACGCTTGAACTGAATGTTGCTGCACCACTTGAAGCGATTGAAAATCTTATAATATTATTAGTTCCAAAATATAAACTATCATTACTTCTAACTATTTGATAAACACCTGCACTATCGTTTGCTATATCAAAATTACTTGTTGAAGATGTTAATCTTAAAGTAGCAGCTACTGAACTTTTTAATATTTGTAATCCACTATCTGTACCATTAAAAGCTGGAGTAGTAGTTCCTATTCCTACATTACCCGAAGTGATAACTAAATCTGGCGCATTTCCTTGACCACTTAATACTAATCCTGCTTCTCCTCTAACTGCTAACTTACCTGCTTGACCAGATATAAGACCATCAGCACCACCAACAAAACCAACAGTTGTAGAGCCTTCTCTAAATCTTGAGTGGGATGTACCTGCAGTTCCATTAATAGTTAATAATGAATCTTGATTTGAACCACCAACACTTAAATTACCTCCCGTAGTTACCGAAGAAGAAAAAGTTGCTGCACCTGTATTATCAATTGTTAATCTTGTTCCTCTACTTCCTGCTCCACCAGTTTCAGTGATAAATTGATAACCTGAAACTACTGCTCCGCTACTTGATTTATAAAAGTAGGCACTACCATCTGATGGAGAAGTTTGATTTGAAGTTGCTGCATATTTTCCAGACGAATCTAAATTACCACTAAAAGTACCACTTGTACCATTTAAAGCACCTGTTAAAGTCCCACCTGCTAAAGGTAAGTAATTAGCCAAATCAGCAGTAGTAGCCTTGTTATTAAATGTTGTCCAATCAGCAGAAGATAAAGCACCTCTATTTGTTGCCGAAGCCGTTGGTAAGTTAAAAGTATGCGTAGAAGTAGCAGAAGAAATACCGAAGTCAGTTCCACTTGTACCTACTGCAAATGTTTGCGTTAAAGCAGTTAATCCGTTTAAAGAAGTTATTCCTGTGTCCGTATCAGCGTAATTAGGAATATTTAAAACTCCTGTTGATGAATTGTAAGTTGCTGCGCCTGAAGTACCACTTGTAGTTAAAGAAATAGCACCTCTTGCTCTTGCATTTGTAAAGTAAAGGTTAGTGCCTTCAGTTAAATCAGTTGTTGTTTTACCTGCAAAAGCAGAATTAAAACGAGCAGCAGTATAATATAAATTAGTACCCTCTGAAATATTAGTTGTGCTTCCTGCTACTTTAGTCCATAAACCTGTTGATGTTACAAATTGTAATATATCGCCATTAGAAGGATTTTGAGCAGAAACATTATGCAACTCATCCATTTCGTAGCCGTTTTGAATGTTTACTTCAATCTGACCTAAAGTTGGATGTGAACGAGTAACGATACCCACATAAACTAAATGATTAGGAGCGTATTGCTTAACATCAGTAAAAGCACCAGCAACCGTAGAAGATAAATATAATTGGTCGCCTTCAGTAAATGCCGAAGTATCTAATCCAATTAAATCCCCTATAACCACTACAAAGCCTTCAGCGTTATTTAAAATATCATTTTGAACAAATCCAAAGGTTTGAGCAGAAGTAGAATCGCCTGTTGCAATAGCTTTAGTTACCGTTGGCTTATTGCCTGTTGCACCACTAATGTAAACAATCGTTCCTTTAGTTAAAGTTGCACCTGTATTGTTTCTTATTTCTCTTATTAAAGTTCCGTTAACCCAAGTAGCAGTAATTGTACCAGCATCTTGTTGAGTTAAGGTTAAAGTATTTGTACCACTACCTGTTACCGCAGCAGAGTTAATCTTATCATTAAAAGCAGTATTCCAATTACCTGAATTATCAGTTAAATATGAAATAGTACCTGCCGTAGATTTAACAATTCCTGTACCACTTAAAGTAGCTTGGAAATCAGCAGAAGATAAACCATCTAATAAATCAGCGTTTAAGTTAGTTACTTTAGTTGTCGAAGCAACCGAAAAAGGAGCAGTCCCAGTAGCAACCGAAGATGCTAATTGAGCAGTAAAGGTCTTAATACCAGCGATAGTTTGTGCGCCTGTTAATAAAACTGAATTACCTTCTGTGTAACTTCGTAGAATTGCAGCCGTTACTTTTTTAGTTATTGCGTTATCCACAATAGGTAACACATCTGCATCTTGAACGGTTACTAATGGAGATAACTCCGATATTTTAATATTAGCCATATTATTTCTTCTTTATTTTGCCCTTAAACTCTTTTGTAACGCCATCTTTGATTATTTCGGTAAAGTAGCCAACCTTTATAAATTCTTTTATCTTATCGCTTAAAACAAGCTCGTAGTAGTTATTTCTATAATACTTTCTACCGTTGTAAGATATGTCAACTGTGCATTTATACATAATACAAAGTTACTAATATTTTTAGCATTAAAAAAGGGTAGATACAATTAAGCACCTACCCTCTTTATTATTTGTAAAGAACTAATTAAACATTTGAAAAATCTGCATAAATTGCCGCAGTAGGTAACATAAGGTTTACTGCCTCATAGCACTCTATTCTGGCAGTTACGAGATTTTGCGTAAAATTTGTGCCATTCTCATAAGAGAAAGTAACATTCATACCTTCTACTTCAACTCTTTCTAAATAGTCTCTATCAAAGATTAACACTTTGTCATCAGTTACCCAAGATGCCTCGAATACTGGTGTACCAAAGATAGTCAAACCACCTGCACCGTTAAGAATAACAGCACCTGCGCCTGCGTAGTAACCTTTGTTGTAAGTAGAGATAATTAAACGAGCCATTTGAGCAGGACTAACTAATGCATAAGAAGCATTAAAGTTAGCAGTCTTTTGGTTAGCGATTAATTGAATGATTTCTTCAACATCATCAGTTGCAGTTACGGTTGTAGAACCAGTAGCAGCACCACTAACAGTACCGAAGAAAGAAGCATTTTCTGCTTTGTAAAAATCTCTAATCAACATACGAGTTAAAGTTTGCTCGATAAATGGTAAAGATTTCATCATTTGCTTTGAGAAAGTTGCGAAACCAGCGATATAAGCGTTTACAGTCTTAACTTCTGTTAAGTCGTAATCGATTTGACCTTTAGCTGCACCT